GTTGCGATGGCGTCATGGACGATTGACGCAGGCTATGGCGTTGACGACAACCTTGTTTTTGTCACCGATCAGGGCGAAGTCATCGTTTATCGCGGCACCGATCCCTCCAGCGCCTCTACATGGGCGTTGATCGGCGTTTGGATCATTGGTGCGCCAATTTCCCGTCGTTGTGTGCAGAAATACGGCGGTGATTTGTTAATTTTGACGCTAGATGGCTTGATCCCGATGGCGTCTGCGCTGCAATCGTCACGTTTAGACCCGCAGGTAGCACTCTCGGACAAGATTCAAGGCGCATTTGCGGCGGCAGCGCGTACTTACAAGACCAATTTCGGGTGGGGATTGCTTTACAACCCGCTCAACAACGCTCTCATCGTCAACGTGCCGATTTCTACAGGCAATCAAGTGCAGTTTGTGATGAACAACATCACGAAAGCGTGGTGCCGATTTACCAACTGGAAGGCTAACTGTTTTGCTTTGCTAAACGACAAGCCATATTTCGGTGGTGAAAACTACGTTGCCGAGGCATGGACAACAGGAAGCGGCCAAGCGGGTTTTAACGACGATGGTATAGCCATCAGCACCCAAGCGTTGCAGGCGTTCAACTACTTTGAGACGCGAGGCGTCATTAAGTATTTTACCCGCGCTCGCCCAACCATCTACAGCAACGGTCAGCCGACCATTAATATCGGCATGAACGTGGACTTTCAGACCAACGCCGATCTTGGCGCGTTGTCATTTGTCGCCACACAGTACGGGTTATGGGATGTCGGACTTTGGAGCCAAGCGGTGTGGGGGTCTGACCTTATCATCACAAACAATTTTGTAGGTATCCAAGGAATCGGTTACTGCGGTGGGCTTGTCTTTAACAGCGCCAGCCGTAACGTCTCCTTGGAATGGGCGTCAACCGATGTGGTGTACCAACTCGGATGGGCTGGCGCATCGTAAGCGGCCCCCAAGTGGGGGAATACGTCACCGCGCAGACGCAGGGCGGGTTTGACGTTGATCGCTCGGTCGCTATCGGCCTTGAGCGGGACGGCAAGATCGTCGCAGGCACGGTCTATGAGAATTGGAACGGGGTTAGCGTGGTGTGCCACATCGCGTGGGAGCGAGTAACGCCCGCGTACATGGCTGCCGTGTATGACTATCCCTTTAACGTCGCAAATGTTGATAAGATAATAGGGCCAATCAGCAGCAACCATACCCGGGCGCTCGCATTGGTCAGCAAGATGGGGTTTTCGGAGGAAGCGCGAATCAAAGGAGCCGCGCACGACTCTGGGGACATTGTTTTGATGACTATGACACCGAATGAGTGTCGTTATTTGGAGCCTCGGTATGGGCAAAAGATCACCGGCACCGCCGCCAGCACCTGATTACACCACCCTTGCGATCAAGCAGGGTGAGGCCAACTTGGCAGCCGCCAAGCAATCGGCCTATATGTCTAACCCGAACATTTACTCGCCAACGGGTACGCAAACCGTTACGTGGGAAAAGACGCGCACGACAGACACCGATGCCTACAACAAGGCGATGGAGCAATGGCGGCAAGCGTCAATGGCAAATCCTGACGGCTACGTTGGGGAAATGCCGACGCAAGCACAGTTTCAAACCGAAATTGAACAGCCAACCGTGCGTCAAACCATTGACCCGAACGCCGAGGCGGCGCTGCGTCAGCAAGAGTTGGCGCAACGGTATATGTCAGAGGCTGCGGCAGGTGCAGCGCGAGGGTTGGGCAGTCTTGGCATTGCCTCTGCTTTTGACGCTCGTAGCATCCCCGGGCTGCAATACAGCGTGCCGGGTGCAGGCGCGATTGCGACCCCGGGCAGTTATGTCCCCTATCGCGGCGAGGCCGGATTTGTAGACATGGGGTTTGCCACGGGCGATATGCAATTAAACGCCCCAACCGCAGGAGCATACGTTCCGACTGCAACGTATTACACCGAACAACTCCCCGGTCAGATTGGCGCAGGACAACAAGCCTTTGGCGGCCCCGCCGCGCCGGGTCTCGGGCAGTTCCAGTATGGCGGCCCACAGACCGCCATAGGCGAAACAGGTTTTGCGCCCGCTGGCTCAAGTTTTATCGGCATTCCGCGTGAGTACGGCGTGGACTACTCGGGCGTCGGTGGGGTAGCCCAAGGCACCGGCCCCTTCACCTATGGACAAGCCTTTGGCGGCCCCACGGGCGGCCTCTACGGCATGGCTGGCAGCGGCCCCGGCGGCGTGCAGTTTCAAGGGCTAGACTTATCAGGCATCGGCGGGGTGCAGGCCGCGCCGGGACAAGGGCAGTTTGGCTACGCCCAACAGTTTGTGGGCGGCCCGCAGTTGCAGGGTCAGATTGACGTTTCCAACATCGCACAAGGCCCGATTAACGCAGGCATGACGGCGCAGCAGGCGATCCTGTCGCGTTTGTCGCCGCAGTTGCAGGGTGAGCGTCAGCAACTTCAAACGCAACTGATTAACCAAGGCTTGCGACCGGGTGGCGAGGCGTACAACGCTGCCATGTCGGCGCAGATGCAGAAGGAAAACGATCTGTTGCTGCAAGCCGCCGCGCAAGGCATTAGCCTTGACCAAGCCGCTCGCCAGCAGCAGTTTGCCGAGCAGCAGTCTCGCGCCATGTTTGCCAACCAAGCGCAACTGCAGGGCTTTGGCGCAGGCATGGAGCAAGCGGGCCTCTACAACGTCGGCCTCGGCCAAAACGTGCAGCAAGCACTTGCTACGCAAGCCGCCGCCAATCAAGCCCAGCAGCAAGCATTTCAGCAGCGCGTGCAAAGCGGTGAGTTTGGCCGCGAGGCGCAACTCGCATCGTTCCAGACAGGCCAGCAAGCCCAAGAGCTGCAAAACCAAGCCATCGCGCAGAACTTTGCCCAAGGCCAAGCCGCGCAGCAGATGCAGAACCAAGCAGTTCAGCAGAACTTGCAGAGCGCCCTCGCCGCAGAGGAGGCGCAGCGTGCCGCGCAGGCGCAACGATTCGGCCAAGCGCAAGATGTCACCGGATTGCAGGCGCAGCTCGGCGCACAGCAGTTTGGTCAGCAAGCGCAGTTACAGGAGATCATCAACGCTGCTGGGGCGCAGAACTTCCAGCAAGCGTTGGCCTCGCGTGAGGCGTTCAACCAAGCGCAGCAGCAGGCTTACCAACAAGCATTGCAAGGCCAAGGGTTCAACCGCGAAGCCTTGATGCAGCAGTTTGGCATGGGGCAGCAAGCGCAAGAGTTGGCAAACCAAGCCGCCGCACAAAACTTTGCACAACAGCAGCAAGCGGCAGAGTTCAACCTTGCACGCCAGCAGCAGCAAGCGGCACAAGCGGCGGGACAGGCTGGTTTCTACAACGAAGCGCAGGCACAAGCGTATCAGCGTCAACTTGCCCAGCAAGCCGCGCAGAACGCAGCCCAAGCGCAACGGTTCGGGCAAGTCATGGATTACCAAGGCTTGCGAAACCAAGCCCTCGCGCAAAACCAAGCGCAGGACTTCCAGCGCCTTGCCGCACAGAACGCCGCGCAACAACAGCAGTTCCAGCAGAACATTGCCGGTCAGCAGTTCTACAACACGGCGGTGCAACAAGCGTTGGCACAGCAGGCGGCCATCCGCAGCCTCCCGGTCAACGAGATCAGCGCATTGCTTTCTGGCGGGCAGGTCAGCGTGCCGCAGTTCCAAGGCTACAGCGGCGTCACCGTTGCACCTGCTCCCATTTTCCAAGGTGGTCAGGCGCAGGATGCAGCCGCGATGCAGCGGTATGGCATCCAAGCCAACCAAGCCGCGAGCAACATGGGCGGGTTGTTTAACCTTGCTGGGTCGCTTGGCAGCGCGGCATTGTTATCAGATCGCCGCTTGAAGTCCAACATTGTGCGCATCGGCACGCACCCGCTCGGCATAGGCGTGTACGAATACGACATATTCGGCACTCGCCAGCGCGGCGTAATGGCTGATGAAGTGGAGCAAGTACGGCCAGAAGCGGTCATTACCCGCGATGATGGCTTCCAAATGGTCAACTACGGGATGCTCTAATGCGGTACACCAAAACCTTTAAAGAGCGAAACGACGCACAGCGATTGGCAGAAATGCTGGCAATGCAGGAGGCTAACCAGCGGGTCAGCACCGATTACGGCGCAATACCGACAATGGCGACGCCAAGCGCCTCTGTTGATCCGTTAGAACTGCTCAAAATGCGCCAAATGGCTAATAAACGCGTCGGCCAAAGCGTAGGCCGCAACACATACGACACCGTAACGCCCATGAACACGCAGGGGTTAGCATGAACGGATTTACACCAGATCGTAGACCGCAGCAGTTAGCCCAGATGCTCGCTGCCCAAGAGCGCAACACCTCGCTCGGAGCGCCTCCGGGTCAGCGCGACATGGCAATGCGTCAGGTGCCGGGACTTGGCTACTCACAGGCCACGCCAAACGCAGCACCGGGTGTGCCGCCGCAGGCGATGAACTTTAGCGGCCCGATGACAACGCCGCAGCCGGGACTGACTGGCTCACGCGGCATCATGGGCGGTATGGGTCGCCCGATGGGCAGTAGAATGTCACCGCAGATTGGCGGTCAGATGCAGCGCCCACGCGGCCCCGGCGCACAGGGTTATCCACGCTCGCCGGGTTTAACGACCCCGCAGGGAGGTGGTTACAGAGGGGATTTTGACTATGGCACAGAGTAACGTTCGCACCGTTCCGACATTTCGCGCACCGACCGCATACGAAGAAGAAATGATGCGGGCAAAACGCCAACAGCAGTTGGCTGAAATGCTGCGTCAGCAGGCTTTTACGCCTGACGAGGAGCCGTATACGTTCCAAGGTTTTCGTGCCACGCCATCCCCCGCAAACGCGATTGCCCGCGTATTGTCAGCATATACATCCAAGAAGTTAGGCGAAAAGGCTGAAGAGTCTGAAAGCAAAGCGCGTCAGGCCGACCTTGAGGCATTTGAAGCATTGCGCCGCGACCTTGGCCCGCAAACTCGCAGCGTTACGGGCGGGGCGTTGCCAGAAACCGATGTCACGGGCATTGCAAGCGCATATCAACCAGAAATGGCGCAACAGCCCATGATGGAAACCGTGATGCCGACGTATCAACAGCGCGAGGAAATATTGAGCCGTGCGCTGGCAAGCGGTACGCCAATGGCGCAGCGATACGCGCAGCTAATGCTGTCGCGTCAGCCGCAAGTTAGTGTGGAGGCGCTAATGGAAGCGTCACCAGAAAGCCGACGCAAATTTCAAGAAACGGGCGATTACACCGTATTGGAAAAACCGCGCAAAGCGGCAGATATGCCGACCAAATACGAAGAATTTTTGCTTGCCTCACAAAATCCGGAATTTGCACAGTTTTTGACCAATACCACAGGTAACAAAACAATTGTGTTGCCGGGAGAAAAAACAACTAACACATTGGCTGATGAATTTGCCAAGGGCATTGCAGCGCAAGACCTTGAAACCATCAAGGCGGGTGATGCCGCATTAGGGCAAATTGAAGTATCAAACAATGTGCGTGATTTGCTAAATCAAAACCCGATAACAGGCACAGGGGCAAACGCACGGCTTGCATTTGAAAAAGCTTTGGCAAGTGCGGGATTTATTGCGGGTGATCGCGCAAGTGTCACAGAAAATTTGTCGGCGAATCTTGCCAAAACAACGCTTTCTCTTGTTAAGACAAGCGGTTTAGGTTCGGGTCAAGGATTTACTGATAACGACCGCAAATTCTTGGAAAAGGCGGCAGCGGGTCAAATTGAAATGACTGATGTTAATTTGCGCTACCTTGCTGATTTGAACGACAAGGTAGCGCGAGCCAATATTGTTCGCAGCAATGCTGTTAAATCGCGTTACCGAGAATTGCCTAATTTCCGTGGTATGCCGGGAATGTTGCCTAATATTGATTTGCCGCCCGCATACGGCAGTCAGTTGCCCCCCGGCGCAACGTTGGATCGTCGGTAAGAGGTATCAGCATGGCTTACCAAGAAGGCGCAACAGCTACCAACAAGGAAACGGGTCAGCGGTACATTTTCCGAGGTGGAAAGTGGGAAGAATTAACGCCGCCGCCGACTTCAGCGCGAACGATGGGCGCAAACTTATCGCCCACAGCGCAAGGCGCAATGACGTTTGGGCAAGGTGCAACGCTCAACTTTTTGGATGAAATAGCTGGCGCTGCCGCGCTGGGTCAGCTCGGCCAGTCTTACGCAATGGGCGGCACCAATGCTCCACCAACCCGTGCAGACTATGAAAACGTGCGCGATGTTGTGCGCGGCGGCACAGAACGCTTCGCAGAAACCAACCCGAATCTTGCCTTTGGCCTAGAAATGGCTGGCGGCTTGGCTACGCTGCCGATCAGCATGGGCGGCTCTGCCGCGCCCCTTGGCGCAAACATCGCTTCTCGCGCTGGGCGTTACGTTGCCCCCGTTGCAGCACAGAGCGCCGTCAGCGCGGCAGGCGCAAGTGAAGCCACCGAGCCGTCAGAGCTTGGCATGGACATCCTGTATGGCACGGGCGTTGGTACTGCTACGGGCGGCTTAACGGGTCTTGGCATCAAGGGCGGTGGTTCGTTAATTCGCCGCATGACGCCAAGTATGAAACGCGACTTTGAGTTGCAGCCTGCTCGGGAGCGTCTTGCCCAGTTGTTGCAGCGCGATGCGTACTCTCGTATGCCGCCCGACACGCTTGCGAAGCAAGATCGCATTGCAGAGCTAGAGCGGCAACTTAAAGTGTTGCCCGGCCCGTCACAACTGAAAGCGCGACTGCAAGAAGAACTGACCGCGCTGACAAGAGGCATTGAGGCTGACCCAACCGAGATCGCTGCCGCTCGGCTGCAACGCCCCCGTGGTGGCGGTCTTGGCCCAGAGGCTCCTATTGCCGCAACGGGTTCTGCAACGCGCAGCGAATTGGCGCTGCTGCGTAATCAGCCCGGCTCTACCGAGGGGATGATTGAGCGCGGTACTCGCCCGCTGGTAAATCGCCGTGGTGATCGCTTAATTGAGGCATCAGATCGCTTGCTTGAGGCAGAGGGAGTGCCTTTCCGCGCTACGGTTCGCCAATACACAGAGCAAGCTAAAGCCAAGTCAGCGCCGTACTACAACCAGTTGCAAGATTTGGATTTCCCCGTTGACGCCAAACTTGCCGAGATACTGAATCGCGCTCGCAAAGCGTACAGCGAGGCAGAAGAACTGGCGTTAGTGTCGGGGATGCCCGAAAAACTTAACCTTAACGAGTTGCGCCCCGGTGATCGTGTGCCGTTTGGCGTGTTGGACACGCTGAAACGTGCGCTGTACGACATTGAGGAAGGCGCAAAGGGCGAATTTGGTAAGGCAACCGAGAAAAGCCGCGCTTATACGGGTTTGCGCCGTGAATTGACGGAGAAACTTGATCAGATTTCGCCAAAAGACGATCAAGGCCGCAGCATTTATCAGCTTGCCCGCGAAAATTTTGGCAGCGAAACGCAGATTGCCGAGGGCATGAAGCGTGGCCGCGACGTAATGACGCAAGACGTTGAGGAATTGGCCGAAATTATTGACGACATGGAACCCGCGCAGTTGCGGGCATTCCGTCTTGGCGCTGCACAAGCATTAAGGGATCAGGCGGGAACGCCAGCAGGTCAAACCAAGCTGATGAATTTGCAGAAATCCCCTGCAATGCAAAAGCGGTTGAGATTGGTGTTTGGCAACAACTTCCGCGAGTTTCAAGCCACGGTGTTGCGTGAGGCAGAACTGCAAAAGACTGCCCGAGCGGGTGAAGGGTCGCAAACCTTCCGTTTAGGAGCGGGCGAGCAAGATCAAAGTGCGCTTGCCAAAGCGTTGCAGGCGGCGCAACTCGCACAGGGCGACGTTTTAAGCGGAGCTGCTGCTGTTGCCGCAAAGGACAAAGGCAAAAAACTTAACGAAAGGCAGCGTCAACAGTTAGCAGAATTGCTGTTGCTGAAAGGCCAGCCTGCACAAGACGAATTGCGTAATGTGCGTTTGTATTTAGAGCGACGCGCAGCGGCACAGCGCCGCGCACAAGAGGCGTCGGGTCGCATTGGCGCATTCGGCGCTGGTTACGGCGCAGGACAGGAATAGGAGATAAACGATGAGCTTTAACGGCAGCGGTACATTTCTCATCAACTCTACGGGTCAGCCCGTAGTCGCCAACACGGTCATTTCGGCCACGGTCTTTAATGCCCTGACGGCTGACCTTGCCTCGGGCTTAACAAACTGCATCACCAAGGACGGTCAGAGTACGCCGACCGCCAACATCCCGATGGGGTCTAACAAGATCACCTCGTTGGCCGTGGGTACGCTTGCAAACGACGCAGCCACGCTCGGGCAGGTGCAGTCTACCGCCGCCAAACTGATCGGCAGCATCTCGGGCGTAGATACGGTGTTGGGCATTATGTCGCCCACGCTCACCGCCTACGCTGCGGGTCAGCTTTTCTACTACATTGCCGCAGGTGCCAACACAGGCGCTGTGACGCTCAACATTGACGGTCTTGGTGCCAAGGCGGTGACGCGAGACGGTAGCACCGCCCTTGCTGCTGGCGACATCAACTCGGGCGAGATTGTCGTGGTTATCTACGACGGCACCCGCTTCCAGATGATTAACGCCGCCAACTCGTTCGGCAACACGACGATTAACGGCACCTTGACGGTTACCGGCAACACCGGGTTACAGGCTAACGTCTCCATCACCTCCACGCTGTCGGTCGGCGGCACGTTCGCTGTTACGGGCGCTGCTACGCTCGGTAGCACCCTCGCCGTTACGGGTAAGGCAGACTTGCCGACCGTCTCCACAGCGTCTATTAACGCAGCTGTGGCGGTTGTCACCACAGGCACGGTGACGAACCTCACCAGCACCAGCGCGTCCATTGCGTCGGTCAATGCAGGGGTAGCCTTGCTGACCACCGCGACGGTCACCGACCTGACCGCCTCTAGCGCATCTATCGCTTCAGCCAATATCGGCAACCTTCAGTTTACCGCTGCCTCTATCGCGTCCATCAACGCAGGCGTAGCGGTAGTCACCAACCTCACGGCTACGAGCGCCTCTATTGCCTCCGCTAACGTCGGTACGGCGGTGATTACGACGGGGACGGTGACTAACCTCACCTCTACCTCTGCCTCCATTGCGTCGGCTAATGCGGCGGTGGCGTTGGTGACCACGGGAACGGTCACGAACCTGACCAGCACCTCGGCATCTATCGCCTCGGCTAACCTCGGCACGGCTGTTGTCACCACGGGAACCGTCACTAATTTGACAGCTACCTCGGTCAGCATCGCGTCGGCTAATGCAGGCACGGCGGTCGTCACGAATTTGACGGCTACAGGCGCCTCCATTGCCTCGGCTAACGTCGGCACAGGGGTCGTGACTGCCTTGACCGTTACGGGTGCCTCCGTTGCTTCTGCGAACGTTGGCACGGCAGTTATCACAACGCTGACCGCTACGGGTGCGTCGGTTGCCTCTATCAACGCGGGTGTTGCCCTCGTTACGACCGGCACGGTGACCAACCTTACCTCTACGACCGCCTCCATTACCTCGGCCAATATCGGTGTAGCGGCTATCGGCACGTTGTCGTTTACGGGTGCGTCTATCGCCTCGCTGAACGCAGGAACGGCGACAATCACGACCGGCAACCTCACCTTCTCGTCCACCGGCCAGCGCATCACGGGCGATATGTCCAATGCGACTCATTCAAGCCGCTTGCTGTTCCAAAACAGCGGAGCAAACTTGCCGACAGTTGTTGGCGCTTTGCCTAACGGAAGTTCAGTTACGTCTGCATTTGTGGCTTACGGCGGATCAACCGCAACAGATACGGCTACCGTAAGCGTTGTGCTAAACGGCGGGACAGACGCAAGAATAAACAGCGGCATCCTTGGCACCGGCACCTATTTACCGATGACCTTCTATACCGGCGGCAGCGAGAGGATGCGGCTGGATACGTCGGGGAATCTGGGCATTGGCAAAACCGCAGCGACAGGCGTAATCCTTGACGCAAATGGCGTAAGCCGTTCAACGCAGATTCAGATGCCCAATAGTGCGGGAACGTACACCGCTAACGTCGCAGGCTTCCACCTGTTTGGTTTCTCCGACAACAACCTGTACTTCAACTGGTTTGACGCAGGCGCAATCGTATTCCGTAATAACGGCGCCACCGAACGCATGCGTATTGACTCCTCCGGCAACGTCGGCATTGGTACTGCGTCGCCGGGGACAAAACTGGATGTTGTTGTATCTACCAATAATGGGTTGCGTATTTCCGATGGTGCAGTAACAGGTGTTGTTTACGCTTCTAGCGGCCCAGCCATGGTTGTTGGAACTACCAGCAATCACCCAACTGTACTTTATTCCAACAACGCCGAGCGTATGCGTATTGACTCCAGCGGCAACGTCGGCATTGGCGGGACGGCGGAGGCATATTCTCGTCTTAATCTGCTTGGGACATATCCGACATCAAGCAACGCGACTCAAGTTGTGCGTTTAAGCGGCACAATTCCAAGCGGCACAACGGCTAGTTATCGTAGTTTTTTGTCTCGCCCAGTAACGCAAGCAACAGCGTTTACTTTAACCAATCTCATCCATTTTGAAGCAGACCCTCAAACTTTGGGTGCAGGGTCAGCCGTAACCAATCAATATGGATTTTCTGTTGCAGATAGCCTCACCGGCGCCACCAACAACTACGGCTTCTACAGCAACATCGCCTCTGGCTCAAACCGTTATAACTTTTTTGCGAACGGGACGGCGCGGAACTACTTTGCTGGCCGCACAGATGTTGGCAATACGAGAATTGAAGCCACTAATAATTGGAACGGAGCGCAAGTTACTTCAACCTCAACCGTTACTCTTACGGCTGGTTCGTCCATTGATTTAACTTCGGCTGTTGCTGGCGGCGCACTTATTTCTGTATATGTAACAGGCTCTGGAAATGGTGGTTTATTTTGGGCAAATTATTCTGCAACAGTAACGAAACTAGTTGGCAACGGTGAGGCAACAGATACAGGTGTTGATTTTGCGGTTTATAAAAATGCAGCAAGCCACACCACAACATTAAAAAATAAATCTGCTGGCACACAAACATTTGCAGTTGCAATTTTAGCCGGAGCATTAACGTCGTGATAGAAATAAACTTAAAGCTTATCCCCGAAGAAGTGCAGGCCATCCTGCAAGTATTGGGACAACTCCCGACAAGCAGCGGCGCATGGCCGTTGTTGGTTAAGATTGACGCGCAAGTAAAGGCGCAAACGGAACAGAAGGAGACGGACAATGGCTAATTGGAAAGTAGAAAGCATGATCGTGAAGCCGGTAGACGGCTCGCATAACGACGTTGTGGTGACGGCGACTTGGCGCTGCACGGCTACAAGCGGCGACTACAGCGCGTCCAACTACGGCAGCATGGGCTTTGCCTCACCGAGCGGCGACTTCATCGCCTATCCCGATCTGACCGAGGACACCGTGCTGGGCTGGATTTGGGCAAACGGCGTGGACAAGGCCGAGGTTGAGGCGAACGTGGCGCGTGAGTTAGATATGCAGGTCAACCCGCCGACCGTTGCCAAGCCGTTGCCGTGGAGTGCGTAATGACGACGGTGCAAGAGCTGGAGGTGACTGTGACGAGTCACATTGACGTTTGTGCGGTGCGCTACGAGGCTATTCACGCCCGCTTAAAGCGCCTTGAGCGTTTAGTCATCTCGGTTGGCGGCACGGTCATCCTTGTGCTGATCGGTGCGCTTGGCAGCATGGCCGTGATGTTGGTGGACGCCCTCAAATGAGCGAGGACATTGAGCTGCTCAAGGTGCAAATCAAGGCCGAGTTACAGCGCCTTGAAGCCCACAGCAGCGCCAAGGATGTCGCAGGCAAGGCTATCGGCAAGCATGGTCTTGCCTACATCACCGCTATCGTAGTGATCGGTGTGATGTCTAGCCTTGCGCTAGAGAGCGACAAGATCGCCGCCGTGATGGGGCTGCTTGGTGCCTCGCTGACCGCCCTTATCTCCATGTTGGCGTCTATTGCTGGAACGGTGGAGAAGGAAGAAAAGCCCGAGTTTGAGGTAATCAAGGAACTGATCGCCAAACTAGACCGACTTGACCGCAAAGAGCAGCCAATGCGTGTGGACGTAGAGGGCGATCATGTCACGGTCACGAAGGGTGATGACGTAGTGAGGGCAAGCAAATGATGACTATGGTCAGCACGTTTCTGTCGTTTCTGGCGGGTGGATTGCCCAAAATCTTGTCTATCTTCCAAGACCGGCAGGACAAGAAGCATGAGCTTGCATTAGTTGCCGCACAGAAGGAGCGTGAACTAGCCCTCGCTGAACGCGGCTTTATCGCGCAGGCACGGGTTGAGGAAATCAAGCTGGAGCAAATCCAGACGCAGACCGCTGCCGAGGAGCGTCAGGCGCTTTACAGCCACGACGTAGAGATCGGCAAAGGCGCAAGCCAATGGATGATTAACCTGCGTGCCTCGGTGCGCCCGGTGGTGACGTACATCTTTGTGCTAGAGCTAGTCATCATCAACATCGCTGGTATGTGGTACGCGTGGAACCAAGGCGTACCGTTTGCGATTGCGCTGGAAAACGTGTTCTCTGAAGACGAAATGCTGATCCTGTCGTCCATCATCGCCTTTTGGTTTGGTACGCAGGCTTTTGACAAAAAGTGACGGCGGTATATCACATCAGGGAGCGATCAAGCCTTGCACTTGACGAGGGGTACGTTGGTATCAGCGTAGACCCTGTTGTTAGGCTTTATCAACACAAAAATGCCGCAAAAACTCGGAACAATCATTTAGCAAACGCCATTAAAAAATATGGCGACGAAATATGTCTTGATGTTATTGCGTCTAATCTTGATGAAGATTTAGCGCGGTTTTTAGAAAAAATGCTTCGCCCGTTTGAAAACATGGGTTGGAACGTTTGCGTTGGTGGCGGCATCCCACCAAACCCAAAAGGTAAAGAAAGGTCAGAAACTCACCGTAAAAACATATCCATTGCCAAACTTGGAAGTAAGAATCCAATGTTCGGTAAAAAAATTGAGTTTTCAAATGCCCATAAAGCACGAATTTCCGTTGCGTTAAAAGGTAGAAGCAGCCCCTTGAAGGGCAAGTCAAGGAAAAAAGTTACCTGTCCAAAATGCGGAAAAACTGGCGGAGAGGGCGCTATGTACCTTTGGCATTTTGAAAGGTGCAGTCATGAAAGTCAGCAATCAACTGATTAAACTTGTGAAACATCACGAGGGCGTAAGGATGCGCCCTTATCGGTGTCCGGCTCTGCTATGGACGGTCGGAGTCGGACACGTTATTGACCCCTCACACGCGGCGGTGAAGTATGAGGATCGGAAGAACCTACCTATACCCGATGGCTGGGATCGCCAGCTCACGATGGGAGAGGTGGACGCTATCCTTGCTCAAGACCTTGCGCGGTTTGAGCGCGGCGTGGCCCGATATTGCCCTGCTGCTGTTAATAGCCAAGGGCAATTTGATGCTTTGGTGAGCTTTGCCTTTAACGTCGGACTCGGAAACCTTCAGCGTAGCAGCATACGGATGCGCTACAACCGAGGCGACATAGAAGGCGCTGCTGACGCTTTCCTGATGTGGACAAAGGCAGCAGGGCGCGTATTGCCGGGTCTGGTTAAACGCCGTCAGGACGAACGCGCAATGTTTTTAGCTCGTCTTTCAGCGTCTTGATCTCTAGCGCCAGCACGGTCGCCTCAAGCGCAAACCCAGCCTGTCGGATCGCCGCTAACGCCTGCTCCACCTTGACCTCTTGGCTGTAGCGCCACGGCATCCTCGCCATTTCGGTTGCCCATGACCCGGGCGGGGACTCGTTATCAATCACCAGTATTCCCCATCCAGACGCCGCCTAGAACACGCCCAGTTCGGGGGTGGCACATGACGCCAGTCATAGCGCCAAAACCGCTGTAATGCCTCCAGAATCGTTTTCACGGCATACCCTCTACGCTGTAGTTGGTTGACGGCGATTTCCACCCTCGCGGTACGTCCCCGCCGATCCACGACGGGTCTGACCAGAGGAGCCTGTTATTCGGGTAAGCAATAAACTGGCCCGAATCTAGCGCGATGATGTGGTGGTCTTTGCTCTGGTCAGGCACCTGGCTCCAACCGCCGTCGCACCAAAATACGGTCATCAGGTA